CAAGTCCTTCAACTATTTCCATTAGGTCGCAATCGAACTTTCCATACATAGTTTCATTCCATCTCTTTTTAAGAGTTTGTAAGTGGAAAATCATATCAATGTTTCCATCGAATTTACCCATGTGGTTGATTGACTTTGGAGCATCACCATTTTGTTTTAAAATCCATCTTCGTTCCTTATTTTCTAAGACGAACTGAATAGCATCATCAATATCTGTAAAGTTTTTTGATTCTGGTTGGTAGAATCCAGCAGACTTGAATAGTTTTTGACCTAATTGTCTATCGTTTTCAAGTTTATCACCCATTTCAGAGCCACCAAAGACGAACTCTCCTTGTTTTCTTAGCCAATCTTGTAGATTTCCATGAGAACAACCGTCTATAAGCCAAATATAGCCCTTTCCTAGTTCGTTGTGCCAGTTATCTATCTTGGGAATGATGCCATCACCTATTTTTTTTGATTGTTTATCTGGAATATACATACAAACTTCATGTCCTTCATTTTGAAGTTGCATAGCTAAGTCTAGAAGTTCCCCATATTCTGAATGTATTATGAATTTTGTCATGTTATTTTATTTTACCTTTTAATGTTTTAAAATTTACTCCAGTAAAGTAATCAGAGTTAAAGTCTCCCCATTCATTAGAACCATACATCTTTCCAACACCATTTGATAGTTGGGGAATAGCCTTTTGTTTTGTTGCTGATAATAGTTTAGTCATTTCTGTATCTGTAAGAGGTCTAGATAATTTAGGAACAAATGTGTCCTCTCCATCACCCTTGACAATCTTAGAACTAAGTATTTTTACATCTTTGGGAAGTGCAGAACGAATTTGTGCTTCTGTTATTGTTTTATTTGTTGTTCCTTCATTCATACCAACATTTAAATAGTGTCCTTCTGGTGCATTTGGAACTTTTACTTCTTTAGGAGGATTTAAACCTATACCAATATTCTTAGCTTGTGGTTCATCGAATCCTCCAATCTTTCCCGGTAAGTTAATAACTCCGGGTGTTTCTGCTGTGTTTGGATTTCCTTTAATCATTGGAAGACCTGCTCTATCTTTTGTTGAGAACGAACTTGTCATTCTTGGAACACCTCCTTTACTAGATACGTCTTCTATCGTAGAATATAAATTCTTTATTGCTCTATTTGGGTCATTTAAGAACTTCAAGAATTTCTTAGTTGCTTGTAGTGAAAGACCACTTGCTATTGAAGCTGGGTTTCCTGTTAGAACACCCCTAACTATTTCTTCTCCAGAGAATAAGTCTGCAAGTCCGGATGCTCCACCACCTACGTTCTTTAATTGTTTATTAACTGCTTTAGCAATATCTTTTTCTGTTGAAGAAAGTGCACCATATTGTTTTCTCAAAAGAGAAACTTCTGGTGTTCCAATTTGTTGTGCAGTTGTATCAAGATTGTCTCTTAGAAGATTACCAAATGATGCAGATGCGGTTGCCTTAGCTTTATCAGAACCGCTTTGGAAATAAGGTTCAGCATCATTATTTAAGTCTTTTATAAATGTATTATATTGGTCTACATTAGCCATTGGAGTCTTACTATACTTTTCATACAGAGACTTTAGATAAGGAGTTTCTGATGCAGATACACCAAGTTGTTTTATTTTTGCTTGAAGTTTTGCAAGTGGTTTGTCAAGTGAAATACTTATATTCTTTTCTTTTAACATATTACTCATCTTGTTCCAAATATCCTCTTTCGTTTTTACAACTGCTTGTGCGTGTTCACCTACATTTTCTGGAAGTCTCCCTTTGTCGTAAGTTCCTGCATTATTAGAGAATTCTAGATTACTCTTATTATCAGTAATTAATTTAACTGCTTCTCGGTTATTTGAAAGTTGACCTTCTGTTAGAGCAATAGATTTCTTTGATGATGAAGGAAGTGCTTTAGAATAATTTTTATCAATAAAGTCATCTAATTTTTTAGGTGTTGTTCCTTCTAGTTTGTCTGCAAGTTTTGTTCCTGCTTTTGAGATTGTTCCTGTAATATCTTCTTTGACTGCATTTAATCCTTCTTTAGATAGTGCTTCTTTTATTGGAGCTTCTATAGGTTTTGCTTCTCCTCCTCCTACTGCTAAAAGTGCAGTATTTAAAGCATCTCCAAATAGTGTTGCTGATTCTGGGTGTTTCTTAGCTAACTCATCTACCTTTGGTGCAAGTGTGTCGTAAAGTTTTGCGAGAGTTGGATTTTGTTGTCTTAATATTGGAGTTATAGTTTTTCCTATGGCTTGTATAGCTGGAGTAAATGGAGCAAGGGCTATTTGTGCTCCTCCAGTTATTGTTCCAAGTCCCGCTTCTGCTATATTACCTACAGTTTTAACTGTATCTTTTATACTTCCTAAAAAGTTTCCTTTATCTTTTCCACTTTTAGCAATATCTAAACCACTGGTGATTGCACCAGCACCAGTTTTAATACTACCTGCTATTTTTTTAGCACCTGCTAATTCTTGTCCACTAACTTTATCTATATATCCACCAGTGTCCAACTTTGTTTGTAGGTCTTTTGGTGCTGTGGGTGTATTAGTTTTTCCGGGAGTGAATGGAACAAATCCACTCTTTCCTGTTCCGGTTGTAGTTGGTGTAAATGGTTGAAATGTCATATAATTATAGTGGAACTGCTAATCCGTTTTTAATGTCTTCTAGGGATGCGTAACCGGGTTGACCTGTTTGTGCATCAAGAGCTGGTTGCATACCTGCTGGAATATTTGCACTCATTTCTTTTATTAATGTATCATAGTGATAACCTTGTCGTGTTAATGATTTTTCTACGAATGTCTTATCATCTGGAACAGAACTTCTCATTAGTTCTGGACTTGAACCTGCCATTCCATAAAGTGCCTTAATTGAATCTGGGAATGAGTTTGTTTGTTTATCGAAGTTACCAATAACATTATTCATGTCGTTCTCCATAGCTGTAACAACTTGTTTGAATACTTCTGGAGATTGAGATGCGTTAATAAGTTTTTCAACTTCTGCTTGTGCACTATCTGTTAGAGCTTGTGCTGACTTTGCTCCTCCGGATGTAACTTTAGCATATTCACGTCCTGCGGTGTAGATATAAGTTTCAAATTCTGCTAGGTCTCCTGCTGGAGTAAAGTTACCTGCCATCCATTGTGCGAAGTTGTTAGCTATTTTAGCCCCACTTCTTCCAACCTTATCACTTTGTCCAAGTGCAAGATTTAAGTTATCAACTGCGGTGCTTCCATATGTGTGAATAAATGCTGATGTTTGAAGAAGTTGTAAGTTAGCAGAACTCAAATTCTTAAATTGAGTCTTAGCTATAGCAACATCGAATGGAGTCAAACCATAAGCTTTCATTATTTGTGTTTCCTTATCTTTAACTGATAGAATTGCACCGGATGGTGTTCTTCCTCCAACTGTTGAAGTAGAACCTAACATATCTAGGATTGCTAGGTTGTAAAGGTCTTGTTGTGATACTGGAGTTGTAGAACCTTTGACATAAACTGGTTTTCCAGAAATTAAAGTATTTAATACTTGTGCTGGTGTTGCTCCGTCTGCAAGTGTAAGTTTTGCTGGGTCTATATTTGTAACATTTCCAGTATTCGTAACACCCGTCTTTGAAATACCACCACTTCCAGATGATGTAGTTGTTGTTTGAACTTTATTTGATGCTGATGAGTTTGCTGGGGATTCTGTCCAAACTACTTTTTGTCCTACAACGTTTCCTGCTGGGTCATATACGTTAACTTTTGCTGACTTCCAACCAGTTTGTTCTAGTTTTTGTGTAAATTGTTGTTCTTGGTCTGAAACTTTTTGAGTTGACAAGTCGATTTTTTCTTGTCCTTGTGCCAATGTTGCGTTCTTGAAAGATTGACTTACCATATCATTGTAATTCTTTCCTGCAATATTTTGTTCTCCAACTAATTGAGTTCTTTGAGTTAGAAGGTCTCGTCTTTCTTGTAATAGAGGTGCGTTCTCTGCTAGAACTGTTGAACGTAATTGTGATTCATTGACAACTCCTCCAGAACGTGTTATTTCATCACGCTTATCTTGAAGTGTTCTATCAAGGGTAGCATTAATATCATCAATTTGTTTTGTAACACTAAGAACAGATTTTTGTGAAGATGTATAAGCATCTTTAGCTGTTTGAACTTCTGGTGGTAAGGTAGTTTCTGGTGTAGTTGGAGAAGTTGTTGATGTTGCACCTGCCACTGTCCCACTAACTGTTTCTTTTTGTGTAGGTGTAGTGGTTACTGCTGGAGTTGCTCCTTGAACTGTCCCCCCAACGTTAGGAGTTGAAGGTTGTCCACTCTTTATTTTATTTAATAGTAAAGTATCTTGGTCTGCACCACCAGTATAATTAGAAACTCCATATTGAGAAGCGTATTTAGCTCTAGATTGTAGTGAAGGGTCTTGTCCTAAATAGGAAAGATAATCAGAGAATGAATTATCTGGTTTATAAGATGTATAAGTATTCTTCAAGTTAGCTAAATCTTGAATTGAAGCAGTTGAATATTTAGAAATTTCATAAGGAGTTGGTGCTCTGCCAATATTCTTTTGAAAAACGTCTGTGATTTGATTTTCTGTTGTTGCCATTTTATTTTGTGATTAAATCTATTCCTCTAATTATTGGTCTCCAGCTTCCGGTATTTGTTGTTGTGAGAACTATTTTACATTTATCTCCTGCGAATCCTTTTACATCTAGTCTTGTCCTTTTTTTATTTAATTGATTTGTCGGAGTTATATCATCTAATGTTATCGTTTGTGTTCCTGCTATAATATCTTGACCGTCTCCATAAACTGTTACACTTATCTTATCTGTTCCAGATTGAGGAGGAGAGTCATACCAAATATCTAATCCTTGAAGATTTTTTACTGGAATCCATTGAGAAGCATATGATATTTGATTAAACGTTGTGCTTGTAAAATCATAGAAAAATAAATGAGTGCTCCCATCAATTCCTAGTAAATAACCATTATAAGAGTTTAGGAATTTATAATATACTTGACCTGTTGATAAAACGAATTCTTCTGTTCCAATATCTTTTTTTGCATATATTAGTAAATCGTTTGAATCTAGATTAAGTCCAAGTCTGTTTCCAAAATCAAATAAAGCTCCTTTATCACTTGCTGTGGTTATTTTAGATATTTGTGGATTAATAAGTGGAACAAGTTGAGTTCCTTTTAGATAAAATATTACTGTGTTTGTCTTAGTTACATTACCTATATCAACTGCAACGTATAGAATTCCATCAATAACCCTCATATCTACGAATTTACCTGCCATCTTCATTGAATAGTTATATCTACTATCAATACCATTCCACAAGAATAAATAGTTACTATTGAAGTTTCCGTTTGCTCCAGCGATTGCTAGATACTTGTCATTAAAATTCTTTAGTCCTTTAATAGACCATCCTGTTCCCAAATCTATTCCGGGTGTTGGAGTTGAGAAACTTCCATCAATCTTTTCTACCTTAGAGTTTTGGTTTGTTATCATGCAGAAGTTTAAAAAGTTCTCCATGTAGTGAGGGTCAAACGTTCCACTTAGATAACCATTTGCAAAGTTACTCCAAGTTGATGAAGATAAAGGAACTGGTGCTTTGTAAATCTTGTTTGAAGTTGCTGGATTTGTAATTACTAAAAGTTGTCCATTATAAACTTGGACTCTACCTGTTCCTATTCCAACCGTTTCATTTCCTCCACTAGGTTGAGAGAATATCGCTAGGTTTCCTCCGAAAGTAAATACCCCGCCATATATTTTAGATATTGCATCTATCGCATAGAATTCATATGTTGAGTCATTACTTGGTGTTATGTCTATTCCATTATTTAAAAATTGTTGTGCAAAAGGTTGCCAAATATTAGATGCAATTAGTGGTGCAACTTGTTCTTCTTGTCCACCAACTACATCCAAGTAGTATGTTGGATTAACACCAGATATTAAATAGTGTTGATTTTTGTCTGAATATTGTGGAACATCCGGACTCATCTTTAAGAAATTTTCTATTGGTATTTTTTTACTCATAACCGGGATAACCCATAGCTTCGTATTTCTTCCAATTAATACCAAGCTCTTTAGCTAGTAATTTTTCAACCTTTTCTGCAAAATGGTGTTCTTTCTTATAGGGTGCTTTTGGATGGTCTCCGGGTTCTCCGGGTAAACCTTCTTCGTTAAACCATATGTCAAATTTTGAAATTTCCTTTTCGTTAATTCCTCTTTTTTGAGTTAAAAACCATTCTGTAAATTCGTGCATTAATACCAAGAATTCATATTCTGGTGTCCAGTTAGATACTCTAAATTGCCATATTCCTTTTTCTGGATAATAGTCTCCGCACGTTTCATATCGTTGCTTTTTTGCGGGTATAGTTTTAAATTGTATATTTGGTAAATGCTTCATATTAACTCATTGAATTAAATCCGAAAGGATAAGCCCAACCCCCAACTTCTTCTTGACCTTCTACTACTCCTAATTCTAGTGGCATATGTGCTGATGCGTAATCTTTTACTTCTTGAAGTCTTTTTGCGAACATTCCTTGTGCTTGTGCTAATAACTCATCGTTCCCTAGTCTTAGTGCAACATCAATTAAAGCTCCCCAAGTTATTGTATCATGAAATGATGGGAATATTCTAGGAGAATCTACGTCATTAATGAGTTTATCTTGTCTCATTATATAATACATTTTTACACCATTTGTTACTGGATATTTTGTTGCGTCAGTTACTAGCGGTAGAAGTGTAAAGTAAAGTCCAAACAAAAGTGCCTTTGATGATTCGGTTGAGAACATATACTCTGGGTCGCTTATTGAGTCTGGGTCTATTATATCAACTCTTTGATATTCATTTGACTGTGGGTTTGTTATGTCTTGTGGCATAAATGCTACCCATATAGATTTTATCTTTTCATAAGCTGGTGCTGTTCCTGTTCCATCTGGGAAAGTGTAAGAACCATCTCCTATTACTAGGTCTGTGGTTGCTTCTCCCATGTAGAAGTTCTCGTTCACTGAACGAATAGCATCTTGGCATTGTGCATAGTATTTATTGATTATTCTATTTAAGTCTCCCTCTGAAATAGATGAAGAATTACATTTTCCAATAAAATATATGTCTTGCTTTAGTCCCGAAAGTGTTGTAGAGCCAGTATCATTATAAGAAAGTCCTAAGTATTCTGTCATATTGTTTATATTATAGCACGTTTATAAAATTCGTCTAGTTTCCTAATTTGCTTATTGTTAATGTTACGTGGTCTATTATTAGATTTGTTGCACCTGTATGGTTTGCTACACATAAACTAATAAGGTCTCCTACACTTAGAAAAATTATTCCAGAACCGGAAATAGATGTAGGCTTCCCAGAGTTTATTATTTCAGAGTGGTTAGCCATAAAACTTTGTCCAGTTCCATTCAACATAACTGAACCCTCACATTCTTGGTTATTACTTGCAGAATGAACAGACATAGACCAAACAACCCTATAAGTTCCTTCAACTCCGCATAATAATTCTCTCGCATTTTGGAAAGTAAAACCTACACATAAACCACCAGATAAACCAGTCCCTATTTGATAGAAAGTATTTGATGCAGATACAGTTATTGTTATGGTTGCATTGTAAGCATACATATCTCCATAAACACCCATGAAAAGATTTGTTTGTTCGTTTATTAGGTCGATTGTGTCTTGACTTAGTGGAAATAATAGTTGACCCTCATTTGTTTGAAGTTCGTCAACATTATTATTTATATCATCAATACTACCATTGATATCTTCTAAATTATTATCTAGATTATCAGAAAAGTCCTGTAATGAAGAATCATTATCATCAAGTCTTGAATTTATATCATCTATTTGTTGTTGAATATCGTCCATTTTATTGTCCGCTTATTTTACTTTTCCAATTAGTTACCGCCTTCGTTATACCATTCCAAGAAGTAGGGGTAATTGGTTTGTTAATAATGTTCCAAATCGTGTGAATTGCACTATTTATTCCTTTTAATATTGCAAATCTTCCCACTGCGTTCATAATTGAATCACTTATTTTTCTACTAAATGTTCCGAGTCTAGATAGAGTTGCAAATCTTGAAGCACCGTTCATTATTGAATCAGAAAGATTTTTCATATGCGTAACTAATTTTGTTAAGACAACAAATCTAGAAACACTATTCATTATGGAATCAGATAAACTTCTCATATAATTTGCTAGTCTATTTAAGGTTACAAACCTACCTACGGAATTAGATATTGAGTCAGATAAACTTCTAAAATAATTCTCCATTCTTGAAAGAGTAGTGAACCTAGAAGCTCTATTCATTATATTATCAGTTAAATTTCTTATATATCCCAAAAACCTACCAAGAGTTACAAATCTACTTGCATTATTCATCATAGAAACTATAAGTGTTCTAGCCATAGTAGCCAATCTATTTAGTGTAGTAAATCTACTTGCACTATTCATTATTGAGTCAGAAAGTGCTCTTGATGCTCCTTTAGTGAGTGTTGCTAATCTTCCTGCTCCATTCATCATAGAAACGGTAGGTTTACGAGACATAGTGGCTAGTCTAGTTAGTATAGCTAATCTTCCAGAATTATTCATCATGGAAACGGTTACAGTTCTTAGAGAGTTAAGTATTCTTGTAAGTCCCACAGTTCTACTTGCTCCATAAGATATTGAGTCAGAAAGTGAACGAGTATAATTATTTACATTAGTTACAAGTGTTAAGTTTCCACTAACTATAAATTTAGCAATACTCTGTCCTGCAACTGTTGAAGTATCTAAAGTATTTCCTGCACCTGTAATTGTTGGTGTTCCAAAATCGGATGTTGTCCAACGAATAATTACGATACCATTTGCTCCATTTGAACCATTCGTTCCAAATCCATTTCCTCCTATTCCTCCTTGACCAATAGCACCAGCTCCCGAAGTTCCATTTCCTCCATTACCACCTCCAGCACCGCCTCCTGCATAAGTTACTGCTGAACCTGTAATTGAATTTGATGTTCCTGCTCCACCATTACCTCCCACAGAAGTTCCGGGAGTTGTTCCACTTGCAGAAGCACCTCCTCCTCCTCCCCCACTAACATTAGCTCCTCCCTCTGCTCCACCATTTCCACCTTGTGAACCTGTTCCAAATCCAAAACCATGCCCCGCACCTCCTCCACATCCTCCATTTTGTCCAGCACTTCCTCCACCTCCACCTCCCCCCCCTCCACCTGTAGCGGTAATTGTAGAAAAGACACTATTATTTCCATTAGAACCACCATAAGTATTTATACCACCACCTGTTCCAACTACTACAGAATAAACTTGCGGGGTTAGAGTGAAAGAAGCATTATATTGGTATCCTCCAGCTCCTCCACCTCCTGAACCTCCTCCACCATTGGAAGAACCTCCTGCTCCACCACCACCTATTGCTAATACTTGTCCTGTTGCCATAAATTACTTATTTCCTTAATAAATTTAATTTCCTAGTCCTGCCCTCCTGTAAAGGGCAGAGTAGACAATTAAAGGTTTTTAAATTGATTACCAAACTCTTTCTTTTCTATTCTTTTTATTTGGTTACAATTTGAACATAGAATTTGATATTCGGAATCATATTTACCAGAAAGTATTTTCTTATAAATTAGATACCAACTTATCTTTTTTCTTTCTATGTTTCCTCCTCCATTAACGTGGTCTATTTGGAGTGCTCTAAGGTCTGTGAAACCACATTTAACACATTTATTTCCTAAATATGCCATAACTGCAAGTCTTAATTTTTTACTATTAAAACTGGCATTTTTATGATTACACTTTTTACACCACGGGGTAAGTCCATTTTTCCCAAGTTTATTTTTGTAGAAATTTTCTTCCCCTAATGATTTTTTACACTTAGAACAAGTTTTCATAATCAGAGATTTACAGTCCATGTAATCGCTAGAGTATCTGAAACTGCCATAATAGCATTTGAAGATAGGTTTGCTTCAACGAATAGATTTCCGGTTGATATTGCATCAAATAAACCTGCTCCGTAAATAGTTACTGCACCTCCAGATGAGTTAGTGAAGGTTTTTGTAACTGTATATGAACAAGCTCCATCGAGAACTGATGGGGTAACATATCCTCCTTGAACTCCTAAAGCTCTAGTCAAACCAGTAGCAACACATTCATGAGAAAGTGTAGTATCACCGTTTGCTGGAGTTAGTGCTCCTGTGTCTTGAAGTGCAATATACTTTGGAGGTAATGGAGAAGTAATTGAGTTTTGGGATGCACCTGTAATGAGAGAAGCGATTAAGTCTCCTCCTTTTGCTACACGTGAGTTATAAGCAAAACCAATGAACTTCGTCTTACCTGTAAGAGCAGAGGTGTGGTATGCACCAACACGATTGAATCCTTTTAGTTTCAAGTAGTAACCTATTTTTGCACCAATCTTGGTGTGGAGAAAACTTTTTAGGGCGTTCCCATATTTACTAAATTGAAATGGTATTTTTTTATTCATTTTTAATTTAATTAATTATTAATAGGTGTAGTAAACACCTTTCTAGATACTATTTCTAATATCTAGTGAGGTAATTAATACCCCTTTGCTTTTTGAACTGATTTTTGAACCTGTGCGTAAGTTGGCAATCTACTTTTCATAGTTTTAACTGCTGACTTAACTTTAGACATTGGTTTAGATGGTTTAGCTGGATTATCCCCATACTTTTTATTGTATGCTGGATTATTATAAGCCTTACTATCCATACCCGGCATTGAAGAAGCCTTGCTTTTTAATGGCATAGGTGCTATTTTACTCAATCCTTTAGCAAGTTTAGTTTGTTGTTGTTGTTGTCCTGTCATTTTAATATCCGTATAGTTGCTTTCGCAAATCTAATAAGTGTTGTTGAAATGAAGATTTGCAGAATAAGAATTCTCGTTGTGGTAATAGTCCGTAGTCTTTGGTAAATCCTTTCTTATTTGCGTTTTCATTTGGGTCTGCTAGGAACAATGCTTCTTTTTGAAAATCATTCTTCATTCTAACAGAAATATTTTTATCAGTTAATTTCTTAACTGTTTCCCAATATTCTTCTTGGATTCTTAAAAGGTCTTCTGCAATACTCTTTGGAACTTTTATGTGTCCAATGAATATCTTTCCGTTTACACGAATACCTCCTTTTCCAACCATTTCTGGGTCAATAAAGATATTCTCTAGTTCTTCCTCTACAACTTTCTTTGTTATTTCTGGAGCTACAGAAGCAGGAACTTTAGTGTCTACTTTTACTGGTTTTGGTGTTGAAGTTTTAGGCATATTAGTTTTTGGTTAGTTTGTCTGATAATTTTTCTGCCTTTTTAAGAGTGTCTGTAGCATCTTTCTTTGCATCCATTTCATCTTTCAAAGCCTTATCTCTTTTCTTAATTTCTACTGTTCGTCTTTCTGATAGATTTGCTGAAACTTCCATTTCACTAATCTCTCTTTCACTACAAGCTAGAAATGCTTTAGCGATTGCAGTATCAATCTGTTTAATTCCAGAATTAATTTCATCTGGAGTTAATTCAGTTTTATCAGAATGAATTACAGCACTAAAACTAAACTGTTCTGAACCAAAATTTCTTAATGTGCTAAACTTGAACTCATTTTTGTCTGTCATAATTTTATACTTTTACTGCCTATTGTTATAGTCAGTGTTATTATTAATTTTTTCTTCTGGGCTCTATTGGTGGGACATTTAATCCCACCGTAGAACCTAGAAGATATTTAATTTTCCCTAAAGTTAGGCAGTTGCCCCACTTAGAGTAGCTGAAACTTCTAGACGAACCAATCGGTTGTTGTCAAGAATAGCTGATGTTCCTTCCCACTTCCATCCAACGGTTGAACGTTGTTCTAATGGGTCAGATGTGTCTTGAACTCCACCTGTGTGGATGTAAGTCTTTAGACCTCCAGAGAATTCTGAAACTGCGTATGCTCCCTTACCATATGCCAAACATCCGTAGATAGCTTGTGCTGATGCACCTGCTCCTGCGTAAACTGGAGACATAGTTGTGGAAATAATACGAACACCTTGCCAGTAACCAAGTTCACCTGTGAATAAATCACCTCTCTTTGGGTTAGAAGGAGTAGGAGATGAGTAGTTAACTGCTGAAATGAATGAATTGTCGTTTCTCCAATCCATAGCTACGTCTGGGTGGATAACCAATGCGTAAGCATCAGAAATCATACCGGACATAGATGAGAACTTTTCTACGTTGTTTCTTTCTAGGAAACGAACTGCTCTAGTAACTAGAGTAGCTGTAAGTTTCATAGCGGTTGTAACGGTTACTCTTGAAGCAACTGTTCCATCTCCGTAAACTACGTTTGTTCCAGAACCTACTACGTTCATGATTGTGGTATCAATAGTTTCTGAAGATTGAATACCAAGAACATCGGAAGCATCCTTAATAGCTGAACGGTCATAAAGGAATTCTGCTACGTCTGTAATAACAGTAAAGTCTCCGTATTGAGAAAGAACTGCGTTAACTTGATTCATTGTCAAGTTTTGTCCTGCTGGAGTGATACCTTCATTTAAAGGTGTCAAGGCAAGAGATAAACGGTTGAAACCTCTGAATATTACGGTTTTACTATTTGAACCTTTTGTAACAGGGTGAACTTTTGCGGTTTTATACCACATAAGTTTTTGTTTCAAAATGTCAATAAGTTCTTTCGTAACAATCTTTTGTCCAACGTCTATTGCTGAAAATAATGTCATGTTGTTAATTTGTTGTTAATTGAATAATACTTCGTTAGGTTTATTTACCTTCTTGTCCGAAGTTGTTTGTGAATACAGTTGTAACGTTGGTTGCATCTAGAGCTGTTGTTCCGGGAACAAATGCTACTGCACCTTCGTTTTTAATGTATAAGTAACCTACTTCAACTGATGTTGCAAGAGGAGTGTGGGCGATGTCTGATTCTTGTGATTGTCTGTGTTTTGGGAATGGAGCACCTGCTAACCAATAAAGGCTAACTGTTCCTGCTTCTGTTTCAACTGAATTAGCACATAGGGTAAAAATTTGGCATGAATTTGTAGAAGCTGGTTGTGAACCATTATCAAATGCTAGACTTGAAACTACTGTAAGTGGAGAACCACCATAAGTAAGTTGGTTACCAGTAACTACTGGCAAAGAACCTGCACCTACGTTACCAACGATAGGTTGCATTAATCCTGCTAGTGCAAGAGATGGGGCATCTTGTGCTGTAACATACATACTTCGAGTATTTACTTTGAAGAAAGCGGTTGTTGCAATCTTTGCGAGTGCAGAACCTCCAGCTTTGATAGCAAATCCGGGAGTTGTAGTCATATTATTTGATGCGGTTGTGTCTGTCATAATACTTTTTTAATTTAGTGAATAATTTAATCCTTAGTTTTATCTAGAGCATCATATAGCCCTTCTAAATCTAATCCGTCAAGGTCTGGTTTACCAGCTCTATTGGGAGCTGATTCCTTAGTCTCAACTTTCTTAATTCTATTCAAGGTAAGGTCTGTAACAGTTTTATTAATCAATGCTCCTAAATCTTGGTTTGGGTTTCGTAAGAAAGTCTTTTTAAGTTCTTCCTTACAATCTTTCATTCCATCAATTTTTTCGTATTGATTAAAGATTGTTTCAAATTTCGCTTTGTTATTAGCTTCCTCTACGGGTGCTAGTGTTGTAGAAGTTTCCTTCCTTAGAACCTTTGCAAAAGTTTCCAATAACTTACGAGAATCCTTATCTTCAACTGCATTAAGAAATTCGTCAACGTTTTCGAATTCGTGGGGTTTGTTTTCGGGGGATATTTCCTTTTCCTCCTTAACTTCGGGAACTTCCTCTATTTCTTTTTTGGAAATTTCCTTTACTTGCTCCGCTAAATCTCTAATACGCTTCTGTGCTCTAGGACTAAGTTTTGAAATTTCTTCCTCACTTAGTTCTGGCTCATCTTTGGTTTCTTTTTCAGATATTCCTTCATCTGTAGGTTTTTGGTCGGACGCTACCGAAGTTTCCTCTGCTTCTGACTTTTCGAGTTCTTTGTTAAGTTCCTCATACAAGTCTACGTCATTATTTTCTGTCATAGTTTTTGTGTTTGAGCCTATTGTTATAGTCTCGTTAATTAATAAACTATTCTATTCCGTTTTTATTACCTTATTGCGGAATTATATTTTCAATCTCATCATCCAATATCTTAGATAGAGACTTTGTGTCTGCTACCTTTAATAAGGACAAGAGTGTTAAAATCTGTAAATCATCCTTCACTAATGCGTTAATTCGTTCGTGAAGTTCCTCTCTAATCTTTTCTTCTAGAATCTTCCATCCCGGAGTTCGTTTCATATTTTCAATTTCAGAGATATTTCTATCAGATAAAACCAAACTATCTATGAAAGCTCTTGACTCTGGGTCAAATGATTCCTTTTCATGAATTAATTTTTCTAATCCTTGCTTTGTCATATTATAACATACTTTATAAATTGGTAAAGACTATTTAAAACCTGTTCCTTGTCCTATTCTTTTTGGAACTTCTACTTGTGCTGTTTTTTGTGTATCTGAATTAAGTGGTGAAGCATCCGTCATTGGTTTTGATGTTGGGTTTGCTCCTTCTGCTCCGGGAACTACTGGTAATTCTTTAGTTGGTTGTTTTTCTTCTGTGAACCAGTCTTCTATTTCTTGTGGAGGAATATCGAATGATTTAGCAACACTTCTTCTCATAGCAAGTTGTCCGGGAATCTTAGGGTCATCTTTAAATAAAGTGTAAAGTTCAATTTTAGCCTTTTGTTTTATAGCTTTATTATTTGCTGAATCTTCTGATGCTGTTGTGTGTGCAACTAATGTAACATCCTTAAAGTTTTCTTTTGTTACTCCTTCAAGAGTTAAATCCTTATATCCAAAAATCTTAACTTGTCTAGGTTTAGTTAGCTTCGTTGAAGTAATATCTGCCATAAGTTGACATAGTTCTTCAAAGGCTAGTGTTGCCTTTCTTTTCATTATTACGGTTTTTTGTTCTAGATTAGCGTTAAGTTGTGCTTGTTGGGTAACACTTAGTTTACCTTTTTGTCCTACTGGCATTGAAGGAGACATTCCAGATGCAGAATCAGCGTAACCCTTTACGTTACTTGCCAATCCTAATCCTTGTGTTATTTCTGGAATTGGTTTTACCCATACTTTATCACCTATCTTTTCATCTTTAGAAACTTGAACGGGAGTTACTCCGTTCGGTCTTGGAACGATTGATGATTGTTTTAGTCCAGAGTTTGAAGCTACGAATATTTCTCCAAAGTTTCTATACGTATTGTTGTCTATTCCTTGATTTGTTAAAACGTTTATTGCAAGGTTTGGGTCTCGGTAAATGTCTGCGATTGATGGAGCTAACATAGCAATACCTCTAGAGAATATACCCCACCAAATAAATGGAGGTCTTTTTAATCCGAATTGTTTAGCTGGTTTAGCTGAAAGTAAATATAGGTCATTAGCTACCATAAGGATATAAAGTTCACCTTTTATGTAGGTGCACCACTTTGTAAGTTCGGCTACCTTAGAACCGAATTGAGTAGTATTGGATAGACCCATGTTTGCTAGACGGATATTCTTTGCGGATGCTTCACTAGAGTTAGATTGTTCTGTTTCATTTGGAACTTTGTTATCCTTTAATTTTTGGACTTCTTCCATATCGTATTCAAATTCTTCTGCATCTTCCTCAATCTGTTCCATCGTTTTGTATATAAATTGTCTTCCGCAGTATAGAGCTGATTTAGATTTCTTTGCTATTGGGCTTCTTAGGAACGCCAAAGTATCAACCAATTCTACGGTTTGCTTATCATTTCCGGGTATTACTTCGTAAACTGTTTCACCATAGATTCCACATTCAATCTTAGAGTCTTCCCAAATCATATCAAAGTCGGATGAGTTTAAATCCTCTCTAACTACGTGGGTCATAATATCTGATGCGTTCTCATCTCCTTCTGGAATAGTATCGAAATCTAAGTCTGGAACTTTACCTATTTTAGCACTAGCATTATTGACACCTTCAAATACGATTGGTAGGTGAAGATTAGAACGAGTCATAAGTGTTCTTTGTGTAACACCGTTATAAAGTTCTTCGTTTTTTAGCCAGTTATTAATCTTTACTTGTCTGACTTTAATTGCATAATCTTTTTCAATAAGATATTGCTTTAGTATGTCCCTCTTTCCTTCTATAACATTTGCATATTCCCTAGGTTGGTTAGAATCCTTTGGAGCATCTGTATCTGGGTTGACATTAGGTTTATTTTTCTTTGCCATTTGGTTTGTATTATAACACACTTATAAAATTCGTCTATCCAAAATAACCCGTCTTTGGGTCTATTGACATATCTGCTAAAACTTCGTCTACTACTTGTTGGTAAAAGTTAGGAACTTTAAGGGGTTCAGTAGGTATATTCCATACCGCTAGTGCTAGAGACATAACACAGTCATCGTGTAAGTTGTCATCACATCTTGCTCCAATCTTTCCGTTATCTGAAATATCATATTCGAAAGATTTTAACTCTGCGATTAGGGTAGGGTCGTTAGGAATCTTTATCTTTTGTTGTTGGATTAAGAGTTGTAGGTTTGTGAGTAAGTCCATTCTTGACTTCTGTGTGAACGTAAAACGTTCAAGGTTAGAAATATCTTGTGAAAGGTCATCTGATATAGGGTCTCCTACTCCAGTGCTGTCTATAGTCATTGTAGGCTTATTAAAGCGACTATATGCAGATACTATCCTACTCTTTTGTAGGTTATAGTCGATTTGATTGAAACGTTCCTGTTTACCCACTTTGAAAGTCATAAGGTCGAACGGTGTTACAACAGTGTAGTCGTTACTCTTTCCTAAGTCAGTTCCTAGTTTATATTCATGATTAGGCATAGGTTCTTCAAATGGGTCAGTATATATTACCTTTTCTATTCCCCTAAAGAATTGTGAAGCTCCATCTATGAACTTACAATAGAACTCTTGTTGGAATAGGTCGTCTGGCATTTGTGCCTTTTCTTCCGCTAGACTATCCTTAGAAATAACGTCTGTATCGTCTACTGTTAGGATTTGGGTAAACCATTTAGGATTACTCTTAGCCATTTGTAGAAGTTCCCAAGCGTGGTTTGTTCCTCTAGGGGTAAATACGAATACTGCCCATCCTCCGTTTTCGGCTAGAATAGGTCTTATGTAGTCCCATGCTTCTCTGTGTTGGAGGGAGAACTCGGTAAATATACATCCGAATGGATTACTTCCCATCACCGAGTCAATGTTATCAGTCCCGACTATCTGAACATAAGAGCCATTTGTTAACTCAATTTTGAGTTCGTTTTCGTTTTTATTTTTGATGATACTCTTGGGTATGTGGTCTAGGAACTTGAAACCATTACTATCGATGTTGTCCCAGATAATCTTCTTACCCTGTTTGTAGGTAGGAGCAAAGTAAAAGTAAGGTGCTTTCTTTTCAAACATCTTCTTTGGTAGGTTGGCAAAACAGGTCTTATCCTTTCCAGAACGTCTATGCCAGACTAAGATAAAACGGTTTATTCCAGAGTCCCACGCTTCAAGAAAAGGGAGCTGATAGTCTCTTGGGATGAAGTTAAAGGGGAGTGTTACTTTTGTGTTTTCCAAATTAGATGACATTTTTTATTTTTTTGAAAGTTGCTATTTAGGTGAACTATGCCCTATGGGGTATTTAACATTCATGGGTTTATAATAGAAATCAACAAGGGGTCTAACTTTCCACCAGAACATCCGGCTAACATCTAGTCAAGTGAACACCCGTTCACCGGAACAGTCTAAGCCTTAGGCTCTATGTCTGTGTTCTTCTTATAGCTTATAAGATTAACTTCTATAGCCTTTCCGTCTGTTGTCATGTCTAGCTTGTCCCCGTATTTCTTAGGCTTCATCTTAGACATTATCCATTTGCGGGTGTCCACTCTAAGTCTTTGTGCTTGAACCTTAGCGTTTGAACGTTTGGCGTCTCCTGTTGATGCTTCATCTAGAGATTCGTCTGCTATTGATAGGATGTCTTCCGACATGGCATCAGTTGATTCTTCCTTTGCTCGTGCGTATTGGTCTTGAAATTCTTTATGTAAACGTAACCACCTAAACACCGTTGACTTGTCCGGCATCCCTTCACCTTGACATATAGTCCTTAGACTTACGCCTTCTGCTAACTGTGAACATATGTTGTCTATAAGTTCTTGATTGTATTCTGTTGGTCTTCCTGCTGTCATGTTATTTTCTGCTCTCTATTATTAAAGCGATTACTAGCACTATAAATATTACCGGAGCAATTATGTTCATATTAATATCCCATTGTCTTCTTAATTGATTTGTTGACCTTTGCTGTTTGTGTGTGAAAAAACTTTCTTTGTTTGTCGCTTTTATATGGCATGATGTTTTAATAACTTAATAATTTGAAAACTTGTTCTTTTGATATAATGTTTCCGTATAGTCCGGAGCTTAATGTTTCACTAGCCCAGATTCTACACTTGTTCTTTTGCTCTCTGTCCTTAATTGATTTGATTTGATTTCGATATGCTTCTAGCTCATACTCTATTCTCTTTGATGGATTCTCTAAAAAGTTCTTTACCCATTCATTAACTCCGATTTTTTGCTGTTGCCTTAGATGTGTTGATTCATGAACAAGCAAGTCCGGTGTTAGTTTGTTGTTTGTGTATATGTCCGGGTATAATGCAAAGATAACATTTTCGTTTAATTCAAAATGTTTTGCATATTCATCCCATAGCGGAAACTCTGCTTGTGGTCTAATTGACATTTCCTATATTATAGCACACTTTAAAAATTGAGCCGGTCTGTGGATAACCTAAAATACTTGACATTTATATATTGATATGTAAAATGCTATTTTTAAGCTATATTCTATATGGTTAGATTACTACACCATTTTATACCAAATTGTCAAATGCCTTGCAATAAAATACAGATATGATATTCTTATTGTAGGTGAGGGAGAAACATATAAGACACTCCCAGAGCCAAAAATTATGAGAAAGATTACAAGCGAGGTTTGTGAAGCGTTCGAGAACGGTCGAAAGTTTAGAAAGGGAAATGACGAAGTAGTTGTTTTTCCGGAAGAAGGAAGAATTGAAATGAGGTTGCACGGAAACACTATTGCTAGAAAATATACTGATAATCCGGGAGAGATACAGATAAGTGATGCGGGGTGGTCTACAAACACCACTAAAGAACGTTTGAACGGTTTGCATGGTGTTAGAATAAGTCAAAAAGATTTTGTTTGGTATTTAAACGGTGAAATATGGGAAGGTGAAAAAGACGGATATAGATATTTTCATCCATTTACTAAAATAACATTAAATAACTAATATGTCAACAAATAATTTCAAGTATGATAATATTTTGATTAAGACTCCGGAATTTGTTTTCGGAGGTATATGTTCAGAATGTGAAAAAAAAGGTGTAGAAAATGACTGTGAACACATAGAACCGGAATTCGACAATTTTTGTTATGATGAATATGTTTCAGATGTTCAAAGTCAGTTAGAAAAAATAGGCTTTGAATCTTGCGATAAATACGATAAAGATAGAAACTACGGAGGAAAAATAATCTCACGTTTTGGAATGGAAGACACGGATGGGATGATTGTTTGGCTAGAGGTTGTGATTCGTTCCGGTTACTATTCGGGGATGAACATTGACTACACAATAGACGGAGATTTTGGAATTGAAAACGAGCAAAATAAAAAGCAAGTTGCTCACTATGAAGCCATGCACCGAAAACTGGACAGACTTGTTAAAAAAACAGAGGAGATACTACGCAAAAACGGAACGGAGCTAACACTTGTCGGTGTGTTCTCCAACGGTGAAGCTGTTTATAAACTTAAAAAATAAATATCATGTCCGAAAATGAAGTCGAAAAAATGTTTGAAAGTTTGTCAAAAAAATACAATTTAGCTGGGTATAGTTTCATGTTTGATAGAGCAAAGAGTAGACGGGGAAGACATATAGGAATTAAAAAATTGATAACAATGTCAAAATACAACATCCAACATAGAAGTTACGAAGCCACAAAAAATACTTTACTTCATGAGGTAGCCCACGCAATAGCTTATATGAAGTATGGAAGAAGTCAAAAGCATAATTCTATATGGAGAGATATTGCTGTTAGTATTGGTTGCGATGGAAAAACTTGTAGCGAAAATTAATCACTTAATATAACATATATGATATACAAAATAACACTAGACAACGGAGAAGTTCGAGACTGTGAAATGAGTCCGGAGCAGGTAAAATGGGTTGAAGAAGGTATCAAGCTAGGTCTCCCCGTGCCTTTATTCTCCACGACATACGCCAAAAAGAAATACGGAGACTATGAGATGGGTCGTATTATCAATATAACAAAGAATTAATTTATGTATGATAACGATGACGTTCAAGACTATGAGAACATAGAAAACTTTGAATCCATCTCCGAGATGGAGGAAGACATAAACGGTTTTGATGATGACTTATTAAAAGAATAATACAAAATTATGATTAAAAAAATATTGATTGTGTTGATAGTTTTAGCCGGTGCTATATTTTGGTTATACTGTTCGGACAATCGAGATAATGAGCTCATACGTTCATATGATAAATGTCAATCAGCTTATCAATTAAATGCTATACCGTTCCCGGAATATATGCGAGATTGCATGAATTAATTATGAAAAAATGCAAAGGGTGTCCGTCCATGATATATAATGGACAATACAAATATTATAACTATTGTAGCAAGGAATGTTTCCGTTTACACCGTGATAATGTTATGGTAAATCGTAAAACAAATAACTACAAATACAAAGAAAAAACCTTGTCCCCTGTTGTGTTTAGACATAAAACACTCCCTGTTGCCTTAATTGAGGACGTAAGCAGTCATCGTATATCGTTTTATACCCGTAAAGGAAACAAAAAGACGGAAGAAAGGCTACTTGCTAGGCGTAAAAAGGAAAGATTTTCAAGGTATGCTATAATAAACTAAAGGGTTTCACTGTAAACATATATAATTTTATAAAGACAGCACGACAACCCACAAGAGCCACCGCAAGGATGGCTTTTGTTTTTATGGTTACACAAAGGGTGTCCATATATATTTTTGAATCAAAGTTTTTCCGTTTAGAAGAATCCGTAAGCAACTTGCAAGCAGGTCAATCCTAAACTACGCCACATTGACACAACTCTATTTCTATCGTCAAATACTGCTAGTATATTATACCTATTTTTTAAGTGATTGTCAAATATTTCTTTCTTGATGATTGAGTCTTCTCTAGTGTCTCCGGCTTTACGCATAAACAAGTCATCAAAGGGTATATTGTTATTTATTAGCCATTCTGTTGTCTCTTTAAAGCAATCATCAGTTCTGCCGGACACGATTATTATAGGTAGCCCGGATGCTTTTAGTATTCTAGCTATCATGGTTATATTATGGTTTGGCAAGTCAGTATTTACTTTTGAATAGTCGAATATATCTCTACCATTATTTAAAGCAAGTGTGCCATCAATGTCAAAGATGTAGCAATTTTGTTTGTCATCAGAATATTCTGGAGATTTTGGTTTTAGGCATTTATCATACATCCTTTGAATAACTTTTCCACCAACAGATTTTTCTCCACGCTTGGCATCACGTTCAATACATTCCAAAAGTGGAACATCGAAGAATTTTATTTCAAAGTCTGAACCTTCTAAGTCTGCCAATTCTTTCCAATATTCTTCATAACCAAAATTTGTGTCATCAATAACAACATCACTTTCTATATGAAGAAAATGTGCTACAATATATCTTTCAACATTCTTTATTATTTCTTCATTTTTATGACTCCATTGTCCACCATCAACCATAGCACGTAGGTCATCTTTGTTGACACGCTTCCAACCCTTCTTGACAAGTTCAAAAGCGTGTGTTGATTTACCGGATGCTGGAAGTCCTTTTAGTATTAAGAGTTTAGCCATTTTGTTTTATTTCATAGCTAGAATCATATCTAGTATTTTCTCCTTTCGGATAATCTAACATTAAATTATAACCACAACTATTTATCATTTTGTTTTTATCTTCTTCCGTTCCTAAAAACATTAAATATCTATGTTTAGTTCCAAATTTTTCTACGGTCATTCCAAACGATTCACAATTTTGTGGCAATGTTTTTGTTTTATCGTAAGAACCAAATTTTTCTGTTACCCATTGTTCAGTTATAGTTTTTCCGTGATAATTTCTACCTTCAAATATATATTTCATATTTTTACCACCAATAGTGGACTTGCCTGTATATATCCAATTCGTTGCTTGATAAATATAACCTTGATGTCCATTACTAGGGTCTGCAAAACTAACTAAACATAGGGGTCTGTCCGGTATTAACTTTATACACCAAGAAACAAAGAACGAAAGAACGTTTTTACCAAGATTATCATTAACACATAATCTATTAAGCTCTAAGGTTTTAACTCTATAACTACCAAAAATACATTTACCATTATTCATTTGAACACACGGCATACCAAAAGTGCAGATACCTTGTAATTTATGTTCTTTATCAAATAATCCAAAAGCATATACTACTGGAGCTTTTCTACGAGCATAGTGTTTAAAAAGCATCCATTCAGCAGTTTCTTTGGTATCTATCTTTTCGATTCTCCAATCTTTTTTATTAAATTGTATTTCTTCTTTTTCCATTGTGCGGTATACTAGGAATTGAACCTGTGTCTCCCCACTGGAAGCGGGGCGTTCTACTACTAAACTAATACCGCATTTGCTTACATAATTAGTATAGCACATTACTAAAATCTAAGCAACTAAAAACTGTGGATAACTCCTATAAATCAGCAATAGACAAGTTATTTTGGATTATGTCAACAAACACCTGCTTTATCTTTTTACCGCAAATCCTTTTCAGTGTATCGTAATCAATCTTTTTTGCTTTGTTGGCAATTTCCCACGCTTCTTCGGTTATTAAATCGTGATAAACAGTTCCAATAATTCGGGGAATATGTTTCATATCAAGTTTTTCATTGATTTCCGGTTGCAATTTGTTCATTATCTTTTGAACACGTGGAACATCAATATACTTATTACAGATATACATCTCCCAATAACAATCCGAATGTTTATTATTGCCACCAAAAATAATTCCATTGTCTTCTTTAAAATCTTCCCGGACAAGTTTTGCATAACACATATCACCGAAAGTATTTTTAAAACTCATATTACGAATAACAATACCCTCTTTCTTTTCACCTAAAGTAGAAGCTCCTTCCAACATTTTATTTAATTGCTCCACTGTTGGATTATTAATAGAACCCATATCTGGAACTGTGTCAATACCATATTCTTTTCCTACTCCTTGCACAATTTCTTGATTAAAGAATCCTAAATCTTCTTGGTAAATATCAAATAAGTAAAACTTTTTATAAGCCATATTATTATAGCTTAGTGTGTGTCGGACAAGCCACTCACCATACAATCTAAAATTTGGATGTTCAGTTAATAGTTTTTTGATTCCTTCGTGAGCATTACAGTAATGAACAGCACCATTGAATTCGTTTCCGTTTTTAGTTAAGTCATTATTACGAGACCCTACACGGACTTCTCCACCATCTCCAAGCCACACTGATAGGTTTGCACCATCAATTTTCTCGGTTATAGAACAAGTCCCGGATAGTATTCCTTCGACTTCTTCCTTTCCTAGTCTATGTATTTTTTCATATTTTCTAAATTGCATTTTTTTTGACTAGCATTTTATTAATGGCATCTTTACCTTTTTGTTTATCGAGCCACTTTTGAATCTTAACTTTTTTTGCTTCAAGTTTTCTATCTTTAACACCTTGACTTGCAAACTTTCCCGGTTTAGCATTTCTCTTGTCTGCCTTTTGTTTTGCAAAAGTAGAACGAGTAGTTTCACCGTGAAGTGTTTTGAATCTATCATTTTTATGTTTACGTATTGACATTATGATGCTTTTATTTCATTATTAAGACCCCGACCAAGAGCCTTAGCCATGTTAACCATCTCATAAACAAGCTCCATGAACATCTTTGTTTTTTGCCATTCTTTATATGAATCTTGTGCTTTCGCATGAGTTTCACAGTAAGCAGATGAATTTCTTTTGTCTCCTTGATATTCGTCTGATAGTTTTGCTTCAAATTTCCTATAAAGTGATTCTTGCTCGATTGAGTAAATGATTAATTCCGGGATATACTCTAATAGAGCTTCACCATTAGTCATTAAAGTAAGATAGTCATTTTCACGTCTAGCTTTTTTTTGAGCTTGGATAATTTTGTCTATTGTTTTGTATATTGAATCAATCATAAATTTACATTAATTTATTAGTTAATTTATAATTTAGCTCCACAATTAGAACATTTTGTAATAATTGGTTTAACGGTGCTTTCTTCTTGAGCAACAGCATATCCGTCAGTTGTATCAAAAACTAAATAGTAATAAGTTTTCCTTTTTTTATTTAATGCACACTTAACTATCTCACCAATGGAATTACTTTTTATTAGTGGAAACAACTCAACAATTTCACCAACCTTAAACTTGGGCTCTATGAATTCAACAAGGTATTGTTCATTAATCCAACCTTTCTTTTTATTTTCGTCTTTTATAAGGTATCTACCGTCTCTTATTTTGTTAACAAAGGCATATAATCCAAATTTAGGTAGATACACTTTTTGATTTACTTGAAATTTAGTCATAATTTTATTAGTTATTTATTAAAAAGGGATGTCTTCTGGGTCTATTTCTTCTTCTGGATATTCTATTCCATCAGAAGGAACAGCTCCTTGAGCTCCTATTTTTTTAACTGAACCATCTTCTTGCATTTCCCAACCCTCACCGACTAAGTATATGATGTCTCGGAACTTTCCAGAAACGTTCATCTTAATAACTGTAACATTTACCTTTTTTCCAACCCATTTAGCTGAATCATCTCCATAAGCATCAATCAAATTATTTAGAGATGTCTGATTAAATGACAATAGTTTTTCTCCATTCTTTGTCTTGACGGTGTAGACTTGTCTATCACCATATTCTCCGGACACAATCTTTGCATCTGTTAGAATTTCTAGAACATCACCGTTATTAATATCTACTTTAACTTTAGCCCATTCTCCACTTATTGACACTTTCTTTTTTTGTTGCATAATATTATTTATTAATTATTAATGAGTTGTATTTTTATACAACACTACACAAGCTCTAAAACATTCTTTAAGGGTTTCGACATCACCCCGAATGTCTACTTTAAATTCTTCTGAACCGAAAGGAATTATTCCATAAAAACTAATCGGTTTAGGAAGTGTGAACGTTTTTAATCCGTCTTTGGTAAATCCTCCGTTCTCTGTAATTTGTATATCATAACCGGAACATTGGATAAATTGACTGTCAAAACTGTCTTTAGAGGACTTAAAATCTATGATGCCGACTCTACCATCCTTTAAAAGAACACCAACATCCGATATTCCTCCAACCCATAATGTCTCACTAAAACAATGTATTTCAGACCATAAGAACTTTTCTACATTTTCAACACACCAACTAGAGAAGTAAACTAATCTTTTATCAGAAACTTTTTTAAGTTCTTCGGTCATCATCATCGGAACTGCATTATTATTGGAGAAACATAACTTAACATAATCCTCCATCAATTTGTGCATATCCGTTCCTTTATCTGCCTTATCATTCTTGTCATTAAAGTGTGCGAATCGTGCTTTCTTAAAGATTGGATATTTCTTTTGAAGTGCATCTATCCCCGGTTTACCTTTCTTTTTAGCTTCTAGATATTCTTCACGGATTGTCGGGATTAATTCTCCGGCTTCAAGACATTCCACAGCAGATAATTCTGAAGCCCACCAAGTTAAATTCTTTGCTAGGACTCCTACTACTGTTGAAGTTCCCAAAAGTGGCTTATCTCTAAAAGTATGTAGATGAGCATTTTTTTCATCTGTATACTTGTAGTCCTTTGGTTCGGATGCTTCTAGTTCTGCATTTGCGAACCTATTTATTTCTTCTAACTCGTCTTTTATCTTACTCATATATTGTTCTTGTTGTTATTTTAATGTATTTAGATTGTGCTTGATGCCAACCCATTGATATTAAATATGAAACATTATAAACTACCATATAAAACAACAACCAAGCCAGAACACCAATACCAAATCATTCTAAAAATGAAATCATATCTTATTGAAACTGTGCCGAACATTCCGGACACATATTTCCATTTAACTTATAATGTTCACGACTATTTTTAAAATCATTATCACACAAGAAACAAACATCTTTAACTCTTTTTTCCCAACCCACACACGACTTACACAATGTCTCTGAAAACTTATTACTATCTATTTCTGTTTCTAAAAACTCTCTTATCGCTTGTTTACTTGTATACTGTATCAAATCTTCATCCCTCTTTTGTTCTTTAGTGTCGTATGAGTAAAATTTTCTTTCACCATCATGTAATAATACTTCACACATTTCACAAGGAACAAGGTCTAGACATTCTGAACACTTTTTATTTACCAAACAATCTGTCATCTTACCACACTGAATACAATAATTTAATTCTCTAAAATCACTTGGAGATAAAACTAATCCTGTTGCTTTTTTAATCATAGTCTTCATCTTCATTAAAATCATCATCGACCAAATCTTCTTGTTCGTCTATTGAATCTTGACGACACAATGGACAATCTTCTGGACAATTCCAAGGCATTTTAATTCAGAGCTTTTTAGTTGAAACACAGATGGGGATAATCCCCTTATGGTATGCAGAGGTCGAATTGCGATTACCCTCATCCATGTTTCAATTTACTCTAAATAGAGTATAGCAAATTTTTATTCTATTGTAAAGTGCTTACCTGTGGATAACTTATCCAAACACAGAATCTTCATCGTTGTCAACTTTATATGGATGTAGGTATTTATCAAACTGTTCATGTAAACTAAAAAGTATATCTACTAGTTCATGCTTCCTATTAGAAACTGCTTTAGGTTCTCCGGTAATAACAATTTCTTTATTAACGAAGTCTAGTAATGCACTTCTAATTTTTACTTCTTGTTTTTCTGTTGACATAATATTCTAAGTTATGGGTCGGGATTATGTTTTCCCGAAAGTTGGTTTAGGATTGGCAAGTTTATTTTTGTAGCTACTTGAACATCCTGTGTTCATTCACTAGAGCTTTCCACCCTAAGAGGAATCTTACTCAAAATCACAAGCGTATCAGAACCAAAGTGCACGATGGCTCTTAATACCCGTTTGTGTGATTGTCTGATTTGCACAGACACGTTGCTGAAGTGCATTTAATAGTATTTCCCAACTACTTCCACTTTAAGCCCACTTAAAGAAGAATAGTTTATCTCCCTTCACAGAGATTATTCACTCACCCATAACTTAACATATTATGTTTTAATGAACTAAATTCTAGACACGCATATCGACCACTACATATCTAGAATTAAATTCACTAAATCTCTAACATATTTAGTATAGCACATAATAAAAATTGATTACCCACTACCTGTGGATAACTTTTAAGCCTTATATTATAATGGTTATTTACCAACTTAGAAGTAATAGAGCATCCTTCTTCATTTCGCAATTTTCTGGAAGTTTTATTTTTGTGTAATCGAATGGCTTAGTTATTAAGTGCCATCCATTTTTTGTTGGATAGTGTTTTACAATTAATTCATTAGGAATAGCTTGTAGTGCTTCTCCATCAATATCCCTTCCTTCAATATTATCAATATCAAATAAAAATAAAGATGTTGCTCTTTGCGGTGGTTGCATTAAACATCCTACGAATCTATTTTTTAAATCTAAATAAAAATTTTCCTTTTGAACTTGGTCGTAATAATCTGCTTCAAGTTGTTCAAACTTAAATTGACGAATTGCCTTATTAAAATTTCTTTCATTTACTGCGGAGTAAATTCTCATAGGAAGTTCAGAAGACATTTGTTCATCGAATAAAGATTTTAGAGCTTCAAACCACTCGTCAGAATTCCTAGTAATTATTTTTCTTAATTTAGTATTATTTACTTCTCCACCCTCTTTGTGTCTTTGAATTAAAAACATCACCCTATATCCAGTAGAGAAATTTTTAAACTCATCAAAAATATGTTGTGCTCTTTTTAGTTTTTCTTCCTCAAAACTAATTGGAGATTTTACTTTGTCCCAAGTTTTCATTTTTTTATTTCCTTTTCTAACTCATAAATAATAAAATTCTTAAAATCAATCGGATGTCTTCTTAGTGGTGATTCTTCTGTTATAAATCTAAGATACATTTCTTCTACAAACTTTACCCTACTTTCTAGTAACTCTTTTGCTATGGTGTTGATGATAGTCATTCTGTGTTATGTTATTGTTAATTTTTTCTGTGTTGAGTTTGAGGTTTTTGGGACTTCCCCCCAAACCCCCCATTATTTTAAAAAAGAAAAATGAAAGTTTTGGAGAAGCATTTTCTCTGTGTTCGAGAATCGGCTTCTGTTTACTTAGAACTGGACTATATTTACATCGCTTCCAGTTATACCCCCAGCGATTAAAAGATTATAGCACACCAAAAAAATTGTTTTAAAGAAAAAAACATTATAAAGGGGGATAACTTTTTTGTCAAATTTTAAAAGTGTGCTATACTTAATACGAAGTTCATCGAGGTGTGCTATGAAGGTAACTTGTTCTAATTGCAGAACAGATGTTCCAGACGAACCGAAGATTTCAATAACGGTTCACAATGGAAAAGTTGTTACACGTCAGTGCCCTTGCTGTCATCGTGCAGTTACGGTGATTGAGGAGGGACTACCCGCTAGAGAGGAGGTGGTCTGTATCTAAGAGCCATTTGGCTCGAATAGGATTATAACTCCTAGATTTGGGGGGACTTATCCACAGTCTCCCCTTTCTTTAATTTTATAAATGTGCTATACTTTTTACATGAAGACGATTCAAGAGTTATTACAAGAATACGAAAATAGAAAACCACAAGGAAAAGTTTTATATCCGAGACAAGAGTTAATAAAAAAGTTCGTTGATAAATTAAATAGTGATAGAGTAGCAGGAGGGTATAAACCACTCCCGGCATCGTTCTATGCAATTAAAATGTATGATGCAGGATTGAAGTCAGATTTTCTTTTGTGGTGGTTTTGGGGATATTGTAATGATTCAAAAAGTTTTAGTAAGTGTTGGTGGTGGAGCTTGAATTCTAAATCTGTGTTATAATATATGGACGGGGGATTAGTGCTAGTGGTAACACATCTGCCTTGCACGTAGAAATCTGGAGTTCGATTCTCCAATTCTCCACATACACTTTCCGCAGGGCGGTGGCGACTCTCCAAAAGTTGCTTACATAGTTCGAGTCTATGAGAGTGTGCAACCTTAGTCTTTATGACAAGGCAAGAGAATATTCCACTTTTAGTGGATAAGATGTGTGCACACACAAATTATTAATATATTCTCTTATGCAATACAGGTGTTTCGGTAGCATTGGTGTTTTCCAAACATTAGGGGTGAGTTCAACTCTCACGTGTTGCACAAAATCTGGGTAAGTTGTTACGGTAGCATAGGTAACTTGGACTTATCAGGCGGTGGTTCGACTCCACCTACCTAGACTTGTTCTTTAAAATTCACGGGTCTTCTATCTGGTTAGGAAATCGGACTTTGAATCCGAGAAAGGTGGTTCGAAGCCATCCCTGTGAGCATTGGGTTGTTAGTTCAGAAGATAGAATAGCGGTCTTCGAAACCGTTGACGAGGGTGCAATTCCTTCACGACCCACACATTCCTCTTTAGCATAATTGGTAATGCACCTAGCTGTTAACTAGGATGATGATGGTTCGAATCCATCGGGAGGAGCATTGGGGCTATGGTTTAGCGGTAAAACGATTCGCTGTCTACGATTAGTCCGGGGTTCGACTCCCCGTAGTCCCGCAGATGAAAAGGAAATAAAAAAGTTTCCGAAGTAGTTAATCGAATGGGTTGATACCCCACGTTCATCGCAAGATGTTATAAAATCAAATGAACCACAAAAGAAAGAAAAATAAAAAAAGAAAAATTTTACGTATGATGAAAATGTATGGTGGGGGAAAAGGTGCAACCAAACAAAATAAAATTTATTACGGTTTAGATAAATATGGGGATTCTGGTGTAGTAGAAGCATAATGCTTTGTGAAAGCATCGGGTAGAGTGCAAATCTCTAGCTTCCCACAATTCTCTTTGTAGCTTAGTGGAAAAGCAGTGGACTTTTAATCCATCGACGGTAGTCCGATTCTACCCAGAGAGACAAGTTTTTTGAAAAAAGAATAGCGGGAGTTCCGGTGAACGTTTGGGTCTCATAAGCCCGATAGTGGAGCTCGACACTCCATCCCGCTACATTAGCCGGATTAGTTCAACGGTAGAACAGTTGATTTGTAATCTCCAGATTTGTGTTCGATTCACAAATTCGGCTCAATGCCTTAGTAGCCAAGTGGCAAAAGCATCCGTTTGCAAAACGGACAACGTGGGATTTTATCTAAAAAATAATTCTTCTGGAAAATCACACTACCTCAAACTTAGATTATTTAAAGATGGTATTAAGGAGAAGAAGTGTGAAAAGTGTAAATTAAGTGTATGGATGGGAGAAGAAATGGTTTTAGAATTAGACCACAAAAACGAAAACCATTTTGATAATAGGTTAAATAATTTAGAGGTTTTGTGCCCGAATTGCCACGCACAAAAAACAAGAAAAGCGAGATTGGCGAAAAAGAATACGCACTAGTTTTAGAAACTAGCGGGGGAAACCCCATACAGGTGCAATTCCTGTATCTCGCACAATAGTTATCCACAGTTTTATTAAGGTCAATTTTAGTAGTGTGCTATACTTTTTATATGACAAAAACTAAATTTAAGGTTGGTGATAGAGTTTTTAGAGAAAATTTTGGTAAGGGAAAAGTAGTAGAAGTAGAATTTGATTTAGCTTCTGACCTTAAACAAAATGTTCACGTTAAGTGGGATAAAAATAAAAAATTTATTGATAACTTAAATTTTGCTGAAAATTTAGAATTTCTTGGTAAGGAAAATTTTGATGAATTAAATCTTTCTTCACAAATAGTAGACAGAAAAGATTACCCAGTTTTCTCTGGAGTATTAAAATATTTTCCAGATGCTATTATGGAAGTTGCACACGTTTCTAAAATAGGTAACGACCAACATAATCCCGGAGAACCTTTACATTGGGATAGAAGTAAATCTACTGATGAGGGAGATGCACTAGCTAGACATTTAATAGATGCAGGAAAAATTGATACTGATGGCACAAGGCACACAGCAAAATTAGCTTGGAGAGCCCTAGCAATCCTACAGAAGGAAATTGAAAATGACAGAAAGTAAAAAAGATATTTTAAGAACATTTGTTAATAAATTTTGTTTAGAAGATAATTTATTTGACCTAATGATTGCTATGAAAGTAGCAGTAGAAATTTTAGAGGAAAATGAGTTTCCAATAAAAGGTTACTCACAGTTTAAATATAAAAATAAAAGATATGAAAAATAAATGCAAGTGTCAGTGTTTCGAGTGTTCAAATGAACTACATTGTGGAAGTATTAAATGTGGAGAAGAATATTTTTCTCCCACCAAAGCAGTAATGTGTAATAATGATTTTTGCCATAATAATAGACAAAGTGGAAGTAAGTTTTGTTCAGACTGTTCTTATAATTTTAATAAAAATAAATATGATAAAAGAACCAATTAAGTTTTATTTTGACATAGAAAATGAGCCACCAGTAGTTAGAACTTGGAGAAAATATCAACAAGATGTTATATGGAAAGAAAGAGATGGATATATTTGGTCTTTTTCTGGATGTTATAATGATGGAAAAATATTTCATTATTGTCTAGCTGATTTTCCTTTATATAAAAAGAACCCATGCAGTGATGAAGCTCTTGCTAAAAAACTATTTGAATGTTTCGAAAAAGCAGAAATTGTTATAGCTCATAATGGTAATGCTTTTGATATAAAACACGTAAATGCTTTATTTGCTAAATATAATTTAGGAGTTCCTTCACCTTATAAAAAAATTGATACTTTATTAGTCGCAAGAAATGAATTCTATTTCTGGTCTAATAGTCTAAATGATTTAGCAGAATATTTAGGTATAGGTGTAAAAGAAGAAACCGGAGGATATGGATTATGGAGAAAGGTTGAACAAGGAAGCAAGAAGTCAATCTCCTTAATGAAAAAATATAATAATCATGATGTTTGGCTACTTAGGGAAGTATATAAGAAATTAAGACCATATATGCACAATCACCCTAATGTTGGATTATTTATTGGAGAAAAAAGAGCCTGTAGAAATTGTGGTAGTTTAAAACTTCAAAAAAGAGGTATTTCAATGAGAATAAATGGTGCTAAGTGGCAAAAATTACAATGTCAAGGTTGCGGTAAATGGCAAGAAGCACCTAAAGAAGATGCACAAGTAAGATAATGCGTAAAAGAAAGATGGTAAAACTTTTAGCACGATGTAAATATTGTTCTCGTATAAAAGTCCTTTGCGATGACGATAAAGAATACTGGCAAGATAGCATCGTAGATTTTCCAACACTTCCAGAAGAATTATGTTACACACACCAAAAAAATGAGAAAACAAAGTAAACAACCAATCTCTTTAATTCAAAGAAAAATATGGGAAGAAATAAAAAGAATTATTAGAGCTCGTTATTTAAAACGTGGTTGTTCGGAAACGTGGACTTGTTATACTTGTGGAAGAAATTGTCGTGGTGTTAATTGTCATACCGGACATATGTTACCAAAAGCTAGTCTAGGAGCTTATTTAAAATATGATTTAAGACTTCTTAGAATTCAATGTTATAACTGTAATATAAATCTAGGAGGTAATGGTGCTATATTTATAGAAAAAATGCGTAAAATAGAGGGTGATGAATATGTAGACCAAATACTAAAAGATAGACAAAAGACAGTTAAGGCATATGATTTCTACGTTGAATTATTAGAAAAATATAAGAAAATTAATAAGTAATTATCAATTTAACCCATTGAATTAGGGATATGGTGGATATAATGAGGACTGGGAAGCACAACAATGCCAATGGTGTTGTGAAAAAAGATTATTATTAGAAAAGTTTGATACAGCTCGCAAGCTGGAATAAGTAAAAATATATGAATGATACAAATAACAAAAACTGTGAAAATATTAAGAACTGCAACTACTGCAACTACTGCTACTCCTGCAACTCCTGCAACTACTGCAACTACTGCTACTCCTGCAACTCCTGCAACTACTGCTACTCCTGCAACTACTGCAACTACTGCGACTCCTGCTACTTCTGCAACGGACTTCGTATGTCAGAAAAAATGATTTTCTGTTTAGGAGAAGGCAGATACGTTTCAAGCGGTATAGGTTATCAGCAAAATCTAATGATATTCAATAAAAAAGTATCAGAGGAAGTTTACAACAACACGATGAAGCTAATCAATGCAAAGAATATAAAACTACCGATTGCAAAGTGGACAGAATACAAAGATTTACCAAAAGACGAGCAGACCACTACAACAAAACAACTTAATGGAAAACTAAAAACTCTCTCTTATCAAGACGCTTGGAAACAAATGTGGTCAGAATTTTCAGCAGATGATAAAAATTTCTTCAAGAGTTTACCTAACTTTAACCCAGAAATCTTCAAAGAAATTACTGGCATTGAAATTACAGATGATATTTGCTTGTCGGGCAAAAAGGTAAAAGTAGAAGTGGACGGAAAAACTTTTACTGCAACTATTGATTA